ATTTCTCTGGACAAAGACTTTGACCAAGTGCAAGGATGGCACTACAACTTTGTCAAAAAGAATCGGTACTACATTACCCATGAAGAGGGGCTACTTAACTTCTACATGCAGTTTCTTGTTGGAGACCGGATTGATAACATCATTGGTGTTGATGGGATTGGCCCAGTCAAAGCACGTAAGTTGCTAGAGAATAAAACTGAGCGTGAAATGTTTGCAATTTGCGCTGAGAAGTTAGGAAGTGTTGAACGTGCAGTAGAGAACGGACGCCTACTGTACCTTCAGCGCACTCGTGGAGAACTATGGGAACCACCACATGAAAACACAGAGTGCCAAAGCAAAGGGCAGGAAACTACAACAGTGGACAGCGGAGCAGATTCTAAAGACGTACCCGCATCTGGAGAATGATGATGTTAGATCAACCAGTATGGGTGTTAGTGGTTCTGATGTTCAACTTAGCCCTTTGGCTAGTAAGTCTTTTTCGTATGATGTCGAATGCAAATCGCTTGCGAGAGTTGGAGTCTATCGTTATGTTGACCAGTGCAACAATCGAGGTGATGCACAACCACTTGTCATCGTTAAAGAAAACAGAAGAAAACCTCTCGCAGTCGTAGATGCAGAGCACTTCTTTGAGCTACTGAGGATAGCACATGAAACATCTCGTCATACCTGACACGCAAGTCAAACCGGGGCATACGTTTGAACATTTGACTTGGGCAGGTCAGTACGCCGTTGAAAAGAAACCTGATGTCATTGTACACATTGGAGATCATTTCGACTTACCATCGTTGTCAACGTATGACGTAGGTAAAAAATCATTTGAAGGGCGTCGTTACATTAACGACATCAACTCAGGCATTGAAGGACTAAAAGCGTTTCTTGCACCGATTGAGAAAGAACGCAAGCGGTTACGCCGCAACAAACATAAAGCATGGAATCCTCGCTTAGTATTCACACTAGGCAATCACGAATACAGAATCGCACGAGCTATTGAAGCTGATCCTAAACTCGAAGGTCTGATGTCATTCGACGACTTACACTTGAAAGAACTTGGATGGGAGGTTTATGATTTCTTACAACCAGTGGTTATTGATGGCATTTGTTATAGCCATTACTTTGTTTCTGGTGTTATGGGACGACCAGTAAGTAGCTCCAGTGCGCTGTTGACGAAGCAACATATGAGTTGTGTGATGGGTCACGTTCAGGATCGTAGTATCTCATATGCTCGACGTGCTGACGGACGACGTATTACAGGCTTGTTTGCAGGTATCTTCTATCAACACGACGAAGAGTATCTGAACCCACAGACGAACGGATCATGGTCTGGTATCTGGATGTTACACGAAGTATGCGAAGGCTCGTTTGACGAGATGCCAGTGAGTATTAACTATCTACGCAAGAGGTATGCAAAATGAGTGGCGATCACGATATGTACTTATACAACGACGATTATGATGAGTGCACTGTTGATGTTTCATTTAGTATCACGTCGCATGGTGTGACAACAACAGTTAACTTTGAAAAGCCTGATGACTGTTCATGGCAAGAGGTTGTTGACCCAATCCTACGTGTGATTGAAGGACACTGGGGCTATCCTTTTGATCTGAACCGTACAGACTTTGAAGGACGCACTGTTGGTATCTGGTATCCGGGTAAAGCAGATGCAGATTGATAAACACCAAGTAGGTGGAGCACACTACGTAGACAAAGAGATACAACCTTGGGACGCTATGCAGTCTTGGATGACTGAGGAGCAGTACAAGGGATATTTAATTGGCAACGTAATCAAGTACATCGCACGTTTTCAAGATAAAGGCGGGCAGATTGACTTAGAAAAGTGTGCTCACTATCTTGACAAATTAAAGGAAATGTGGTAAACTAGATGGTCACGCTTGAAGAACTTAAAGATAAACTCAAGCGGTTGGATGAGGTTACTATAGTCGAGTTACTAGAACTAACCTCTGAAGACTTGGTAGATCGCTGTGTCGATCTGATTGAAGAAAAACAAGACACACTGGAGTTAGATTTTGATGACAACACACCTTGGGATAACTATTGACCGTGAACGAGATGATCGCCTTAGCGAACAAGCTGTTAAGCTCATGCAAGACTACTATATGCTCGACACTGAAGAGTCTCCTCAAGAGGCTTTCGCTCGTGCATCAGTGGCCTATTGTGGGGATGATCTTGACTTGGCTCAGCGCATTTATGACTATGCCTCGAAGGGTTGGTTTATGTTTGCTTCGCCTGTTCTATCCAATGCCCCGGAACCAAACGGAAAGATTACTGGTTTACCTATTAGCTGTTTCCTTACTTACGTGGGGGACAATCTTGATAGCCTTATTGAGCATAATAGTGAGGTAGCATGGCTTTCCGTAAAGGGCGGTGGTGTCGGTGGGCACTGGTCAGACGTGAGAGGTATCAGCGACAAAGCACCGGGGCCGATTCCGTTCATGAAAGTAGTGGACGCACAGATGACAGCGTACAAGCAGGGCAAGACTCGCAAGGGGAGCTACGCCGCTTACATGGACGTAAGTCATCCTGACATTGAGGAGTTTATTTCATTCAAAGTAGCGACTGGTGGTGACATCAATCGTAAATGTTTTAATATGTTCAACGCAGTCAACATTACTGATGACTTCATGGAGGCCGTAATCAATGGTGAACAATTCAATCTTACAGACCCGCACACAGGACTTGTCAGAGATACAGTCTCAGCTCGTAAACTGTGGCAACGAATACTCGAAGCTCGCTTCAGAACTGGCAGTCCATACCTTAACTTTATCGACACAGCCAGACGAGGCTTACCGGAGGCTCAAAGAAAACTTGGTCTCACAATTAATGGTAGCAACCTCTGCAATGAAATCCATCTCGCAACATCTGAAGAACGCACAGCCGTCTGTTGCCTCTCCTCAGTCAACCTCGAATACTACGATGAGTGGAAAACAAGCGGAATGGTTGGAGACCTTATCAGATTCTTGGACAACGTCCTTCAATTCTTTGTTGACAACGCACCAGAAGAACTTGAAAAAGCTGTATACTCAGCACACAGAGAGCGTTCAGTCGGTCTTGGAGCAATGGGATTCCACGGATATCTTCAAAGCAAAGGAATAGCTTGGGAGTCTTGGCAGGCCGCAAGTGAGAACCACAAGATGTTCAAAGACATCAAGGAGCAGGCACTTGAATCAACATATCAATTGGCAACAGAACGTGGTGAATGCCCTGACGGAGCAGGCACAGGTGTGCGTAACATGCATCTTCTGGCTGTTGCTCCTAACGCTAACAGTAGCATCTTATGCGGTTGCTCTGCCTCTATTGAGCCTCGCATATCTAATTGCTTTGTGCACAGGACGAGAGCGGGATCTCACACGGTTCGTAATCCGTACTTGGAGAGAGTCTTAGATGCTAATGGTCACAACACTAAGAAGGTCTGGAAAAGCATTATTGAGAACGAAGGCTCTGTACAGCACTTGGAGTTCTTATCCGACAGTGAGAGGGCTACATTTAAAACAGCGTTTGAATTGGATCAGACGTGGGTTGTTGAACACGCAGGCAAGCGACAGGAGTTCATCTGCCAAGGCCAGTCAGTCAACGTATTCTTTCCCGCAGGCACGGATAAAGCTATTGTTAATCAAGTCCATCTCAAGGCTTGGAAAGAAGGACTTAAAGGATTATACTACTTGCGCACCACTTCGGGCGTTACAGCGGAGAAGGTTGGAACAAAGGTAGATCGTAATGCGCTGAAGGACTTCCAAGACGATGATGATGTCTGTGTGAGTTGTCAGGGATAACGATGAACCTGAACGGGACGATATGCATTGTAATACCGTCGAAAGCAAAGAAATAAACCCGAACGGGAGGAGAAGAGCATATGAAAGACTTTAGTAGTTGGATCAATATACAAGATATTGTTGAACATGATGACGGGTCTGCGACTATCACAATTGATACGTCACCAGAAGCCACTGCATTCCTCGTTGGTGAAGGGTTCAAATCTGTGCTTGAGAAAGCAGTAGACTCTGAGAATACAGAATACTCATATCAACCTGCAACCACTGAGGAGATACTGAATGAAAGACAGAGCGATCAAGATACTGAACAGACTTGACCTCATCAAGAACCTAGATCCTTACAATCAGAAGCTATTGAACGACTGCTTTGACGTGATTATGGATCTACACAGTGAGGTTGTCCGACTCGAGACACATAACAACAGACTACTAAACGTAATATATCAAAACCAATCAGAACTGGAGAATGAATAAATGTCATTACTGGAGAGTAACACTACATACAAGCCATTCAAGTATCCTTGGGCTGTTGAGTATGCAGTCAGTCACGAGCGTATTCACTGGATTGAGGATGAGCTTGAGCTACAGACAGATGTAAACCACTGGAAGTCTGACGCATTGACGCAGGCAGAAAAGAATCACATCACTCAGATTCTACGTTTGTTTACGCAGACTGATGTTGCTGTTGGTACGAACTACTTGGAGTATTACATTCCGAAGTTCAAGAACAACGAGATACGTGCGATGTTGACTGCTTTCGCATCCCGTGAGTTTATTCACCAACGTGCCTACGCATTACTCAACGATACACTGGGTTTACCTGAAGAAGAGTTCACGGTGTTTACCGCCGTCAAAGAGATGAGTGACAAACTAGACTTCATGGGTGACATTGATGTCAACAGTGTACGTGGTACAGGACTGGCTATTGCTCGCAGTGTAATGAACGAAGGTATGAGCCTGTTCAGTGCGTTTGCTATGCTCCTGAACTATCAACGCTACGGTAAGATGCCGGGTATGTGTACTGTTGTTGAGTGGTCAGTACGAGATGAGTCACAGCACGCAGAAGGTATGGCTAAACTATTTAGGGAGTTCTGTGATGAGCACCCACGGATTGTAAACGATGATTTCAAGAAAGATATTTACGAGATGTTCCGCACTGCAGTCAAACTTGAAGACAAAGTTATTGATCTTGCGTATGAGATGGGTGACTTGGAAGGTTTGTCGGCGGCAGATGTCAAGCAGTACATTCGCTACCTCGCAGACAGACGACTACTGCAACTTGGTCTCAAGACGAACTGGAAGGTTAATGAGAATCCTCTGCCGTGGATGGAGGAGATATTAGGCGGGTCTAGTATGTCAAACTTCTTTGAGAAAAGAGTCACAGACTACAACGCACATGGCCTTGAGGGGTCTGACTGGGGCTGGTCTTGATTTGCGAGATGGAAGGGTGCAATAACCCCACTACTAGTTATCTTGATAAGCGAGATAAAAAAACTTATTGGCGTAAAAAGTGCAAGTCATGTGAGCATTTGTACTATCGGTATGGTATTACTTCTCCGGACAGATTAGCAATGTTATATGAACAAGAATGTTTGTGTAAATGTTGTGGGACTGAACTCGATTTATCATTTGGGCCGGGACAAAAACGAAAAGCTCACATTGATCACTGTCATGCAACAGGACAAATTAGGGGCGTACTCTGCGGAAGATGTAATCAAATGATCGGTCAGGTTGATGAGGACGTTGAAGTTCTACAAAAGATGATTAAATATATTGAGGAGTATTGTTAAGATGGTAGTATCAATTAGATTGTGGCATGTATTTGGATTGTCTGTTGAGTCTGTAGAGGCTCAACCAATCTACGGACACATGCCGCATGAGAGCGAAGAAGATGCACAGGTGTTTTTCTTTGATGGTTATATTATCAACATACCCTTTGTTAAAATTATGATTGGTGATGTCTGGGGCATTGCTGATAACTGAACCACTCTCCAGTGGACTTTGGGGACTGCTGAGTCCCCTTTTTTTATGGTGAGAAGATTAAGCCCTCTGCCGTGCCTTGCTGTGGCTGTGCTTGACGCAACAACCCTTCTAAACGTGACTCTGGCTGAGTCGGCTCAGCTTGCGTTTGTTGTTGCTCTGCCGCCGCTCGTCCACTCATCGTCGCCGTAGGTGAAATAAACAACACACTTGACAGTCTATTCATTTTTTCAATGATGCGTTCCGCATTCTTTTTAGTCAACTGTTCTCCACGAGCGACACGGTTAATCATCTGCAACTCGGTGCTATTAAAGAGTGATAAGTTTTTAGGACTTTGCATAGACAGACCACGAACCAGACGTACCAGTGCCTGAGTTACAATTGCCGCCTTGTATGCAGGAGCACGTAAAGCCTGAACTGCACTGTCAATAGTGTTCCTAGCAACTTGACTGTTAATAGTAGGAGCTTCTTGTACATCGGGGTCAAACTTACGTTGCATCTTTTGAAGAGCTTTCATAGTTTGACTAAATGCCGTGTAGTCGCCTCCTTCAAGTAAGAAGCCATTGTTTTTAAGTTCATCTAGAGCTTTGGGGTCAGTTAATTGTTGCCAATCAAACATTGTTTTCCCATTCGCACCTCTTACCTTATACTTATCTAACCACGCATGGAATGTTGTTTCACGTAGTTTTTCATATGCTTCAGGGTTAGATCGACGTAACATTGCTGAAAATTGTTTTACCTTAGTCGCATCGGTGTTTTGTAGTATCTTAGCTAACTCGTTTGCGTCTAGTGTATGGAACTCCTCACCAAAAAACTTAACAAGTGGCTCATTACGAAGACGCTCTAAGTTACTAATGTTGTTACTTACTTGTGTCTTAAAGTTTGTTAACGCACGAGCCGCCTGACCACTTTGCCCACCTTCTTTAATAACCTCAGTCAATCCGTTGTTCATTTTACGATAAACAGTACGGCCCCACTGACGAAGACTTTGTTCAGGCATTTCTGTTAATAGCTTCGCAAGCTCACGAGCCTGTTTGTTGTTTGAGTTCAACAACTGACGATAAAATGCAGTTTCTGTAACTGAACCAGAGCCATAAG